ATTGCAAAAAGACTTGTCGATGCAGGTGTTCCTCTTTCTATTTCTTCGAGAGCAGCAGGTAATGTTGGACCAGACAAGAAGGTTCAAATCAAGAAAATTTTCACGTATGACTTGGTAGCTGATCCTGGATTTCAGGATGCACAGCTTGAAAGAGTGTATGAAAGTGCTGGTTTTTCACACGATGAAGTTATATATAAGAGACAAAAAAGCGTTATTCACAATCTAGAATGTGTAAATGAATCATTCGGATTAAAAAATGACGATTCTATGCGGATATATAATGTCAACGGAAACGAAGAATTTAAAAAAATAATCAACAAAGATAAAAATAAATCCACCATTATGGAGAGCAACAGAGAATTTGTAAGTGCTGAAGATCTTAACCAGTACACGATGTTCTTAAAGAAAGAAATGGAAGCTATGAAGGCTGAAATTTCTAGTTTAAGAGCAGAAAGAGTTGAAGAAGGACAAGCACTAAGCTTTAACAAGCCGATGCCTGCTATGGGCAATGGCTATAACAATGGTCCATCAGCTACAACAACTGACTCCATGGAAGACAGAGTTGGTAGACTAGAAAAATATTCTGACTATTTGGCAGAAACTCTTAACGGAGCAATCAAATACGGAGAATATCTAGCAGAAAATCTAGACAACAGCATCACTTACTCTAAGTATCTTGCTGAGAACTTGGACAAGAACATTTCTTACTCTAAGTATCTTGCAGAAAACGTAGACAAGTCTATCTCTTATTCTGAGTATGTTGCTGAGAATCTAGACAAGTCTGTAGAATACTCTAAGTACCTAGCAGAAAAAGTAGACGAGTCTATCCAGTATTCTGAATATGTTGCTGAAAAAGTGGACACTAATATTTCTTATTCTGAGTATCTTGCAGAGAACCTTGACAAAGGAATTTCTTATGCAGAATACCTAGCAGAAAAAGTAGATCAAGGTATCGGCTACAGCGAGTATATCGCAGAGAAACTAGATCAAGGTATCGGATACACCGAGTACTTGGCAGAGAACGTAAACAAAGGTATTGCTTACTCTGAGTATTTGGCTGAAAATTTAAACAAAGGAATTGCTTATTCTGACTACTTGGCAGAAAAAGTTAAAAACAATATCGCTTACTCTGAGTACATTGCAGAAAGCGTAAACTCTTCTCTAGGTGAAACCATCAACGAGAACGTAAGAGAACAAGCAGATCTTGCTTCAAACGCAGGTCTATTTGAGTCTGGATTCGCAGGGGATTACACAACAATCTCTAGCAAGATAGACGCATTAATAGAGTCAGTTCAAACCCAAAAAACTGAATCACTCACCAAAAAAGCAGCTGAAAAATTCCAGCTACCTGCTAACACCCAAAAGGCAGACCAGGTTCTAAACGAGAACTTGAACGAAGAAACAACCCCAAGAACAGGTTACAAATTTGTAGACGAAGCTCCTGAAGAGTATGCTCAGGTTTGGGAGTCTCTAACTGAAGGACACAGACAATCTTTGATTGCTCAGTCATCTTTCTACAACTTAGAAACCCCTTATCAGATCAAAAACTTCTGGTCAACCCGTCAGCTTGGAAAAAATCTTGGACTTCAAAAACTTGTAGAGAACGAAGCAATCGAAACTCCAACCGTAGCTACCAACTCACTAGGATATTCATCTGATTATCTTTCTAGAGTTGCTCAGTCTTTGGAAGGTAAATTTTAAACAAACCAAAAAAACAAAATAAAAAAAAGTTATGAAACTTATTAACGAACAAGAAATCTTCGATACCTGGGCTCCTATCATCGAGTCTAAGACTGGTATCAACGATTCATCAAAAACACAATGGCTTTCTAAGTACTGCCACTACCACTCATTGAACGAATCAGCTGGTGCTTACAACTCTCTAGCAGTTGTTAACGGTATGGGTTCAGTTCAACCTCCTACATTCCCTCAGGCAACTCAGGCTTCTTCATTAGGTCAACTTTCTCCTAACCAAGGATTCTACAGCTCAACCTGGCAAGGTTCTGGCGACAAATTCCCTTCACTTCTTCCTTTGGCAATTCAGGTTGCTGCGAAGACTGTTGGTTTTGACATCGTTCCAGTTATCCCTATGTCTGGTCCTTCAGGAGTTCTTTCTTACCTAGACTACGTTTACGCAGGTGGTAAGATTCAACCAAACGCTAACCAAGTTGGAACTACTGCTGCTGAAGCACTTGCAGTTGCTCCTACAATGATCAAAGTTCCAGTTGGTGCTACCGCTGCTGCTTACACATTCGTAGTTGGAACTACCTACTACATTTCTAACCCAGTTTCTTCAGTTGGAACACTTACAACTGTATTCGTTGGTCTATCTAGAATCGATGGCTACCCAATCTTCAGAATCACTGCTATCACTGCAACTGACACTGTTGCTGACATCGTAGTTAATGGATCTATAATCGGTACTACATTCGGTGCTTCTAACGCAGGTTTCATCAATGGTGTTGCTCAGCTAGTTAAAGCTCTAGAAGATCACATCCAAGGTTTCTCTGGTGCTGGTTTCTATGACAACCAAGACTTCCAAGGTCCTTATGTAAACGGTCAGAAGACTTACAACCCAATGTTGAGATCAGTTGCGGAAAGCACTTACTACAACTCAATGGGTCTAACAACCTTCACTAAGTTCGTAGAGGCTGACACTTTCCAAGTTGCTGCTTCTGTAACAACTGAGCAAATTCAAGATCTTAACAAGCAGTTCGGTATCGACGTTATCTCTATGATCGAGAACGCACTTGTTAACGAGGTTTCTCAGTCTATCAACAAGCACATCTTATCAAGAGCATTCCAACTAGGTTGGTCTAACTGCTACAACTTCAATGCAATCGAAGGTCAAAACCTTAACTTGAACCTAGTTCTTAACGGTGCAACTGGAGCTTCTAACGGTCTATCCTACATGGACAAGACTGACAACTTGGCTTACATGACTCTTCCTGCAGGTCCTGCTAACACTAGCTACGAAAACTTGTCAACTCTACAGAGAAGACTATTTTCTAGAGTTCTAGCAGCTGCTAACGTTGTAGCTAACAGAGGTAGAAGAGGGCCTGCTAACTTCATCGTAACCAACGCTAACCTAGCGTCTGCAATGCAAGATATCAGCCAATTCACTTTCGCTCCATTCTCTAACACACTTACTCAAAACAACGGAACCCTATATCCTGTAGGTTCATTGGCTGGTATGACTGTATATGTTGACCAGAACATGCAATACAACGATACTAGAATCTGTGTAGGTAGAAAAGGTGGTGATGACGAACCAGGTCTTAAGTTCATGCCTTACATGATGGCGGAGTCAATCCAAACCATTTCTGAAGGTACTATGTCTCCTAAGATCGCAGTTAAGAGCAGATACGCACTAGTAGAAGCAGGTTTCAACCCAGAAACTTTGTACTTCACTTTCTACGTACAAGTACCAGTAGGCGGATTGAACTAATCTTAATCTTTAAAGTACATTACGTTTATAAAAAACCTCTGGATTTATCCAGAGGTTTTTTTTGTTGACCCTCTAGTAGAAAAATAAAACCGGAGGATATATACATCATAAATAACTAAATTGTAGATATGACATTAATCCCAAACTTTCAAGAATTTGAGGAAACCAATCCACTGAATGGAAAAATTACTCCAGCTCTTGCTGAATCCCTTGCTGAATATTTTGCAGACCAGGAAGGAATTAGCGAGTCTAGCGCATTGGATTCTATTAAAAATACCCTTTCTAAGACTTTTCTTGGATCCCTTTCCTATATTAGCATGATTGATAAAGTCAGAGCTGAGGTTCTAAAGGCGGAGAAAGAAATGTTATCTAAAAGATATGCTTACGAGGATGAGATCGATTCTCTAAAGACCAATCTGAAGGAAATTTCCAAGACCAAAGATGCTTCTGCAAACATTGCTAAAGCGGAAAGAACTATCTCTAACAAGACTAATGAGTATCAGACCTACACTAAAATGGTGAAGGCCAGGATAGAAAAGGCTTTGAAAACACTCTCTGATGCAATTAAGGGCAACAAGAGAAGAATGGAATATTGGGAAGCTGGTAAAGCTGAGGACGAACTAGTTCTTTCCGAGTTTGAATATGCTCTTGCAAAACAGAGAGCTTCTGCTTCTCCTGAGGAGTTGAAGTCTATAGAGGCAGAAATCAAGAAGGCAAAAGAAGAGGTCCAAAAGTCTCAACAGGAGCTAAAGGATGAAGCTGAAAAGTCTAAGAAGAAAGAAGGATCTGAGAATATCGAAGGGGTTAAAACCCTAGATAAACCCTCTTCTGATTATAGGCAGTCACTAAAGAACAAAAAGGGAAGAATGGAAGCTATTGCAGAAATTGAGCACCAGATCATCGATCTTAAGAAAGAATTGAAATCTGTTAGAAACAATTTTGATAAAAAGCAGATAGAGAGAAAGATCTCTAGTCTAACCGGAACTAAGAAGGACATCGAAAATTTGGATAAAAAATCATCGGGTGTGAAGATCCTTCCTACCCAGAGAGATTTTGAATCGATCAATAAAGTTGCTAGAGAACTTGAAAAAATGGATCTAGAGAAGGATAAATCTCATAAAAAAGTTGGATTTGATATCCCTACTTCTTCTGCAAAAAAAGCAGAAACTACGAGCAAGGTAAACAAGACCATTAATAAAAAAGAAAAATAAGTCTATGACCCTGAGATTTTCTGAATGGAATAAATCCAACCACATCGTCGATGAGTCTCTTGGAGATGACATCCAAAACTGGTTGGGAAAGACCTTCGGGGGAAAGACTAAAAAGATCGACGGAATCCTAGCTGATCTTGGATTTGCCGAGAGAGAATATGCCAGGGAATGGGAGAAGTCCCAGATGGACATAGGAAGTCTAAAGTCCCAGATTGAAACTGGGGAAATTTCTCCGGAAGAGGAGAAGGACTTCAGAAAGAAGATC